CAACATACTGGCAGATGGCAGCGGACGCCTGAATGCGACAGGAATTAACTTTGCCTCATCACAGACGACCATTAATGGCAGTACATCGGGCTCTACCGTGTCCAGCATGCCATTTCAGGGAAGCACCTACAAGAAGGTCGTGATCTACGTCAACGCCTTGGTCAATGCAACTTCCACGTCCTATACCTTCCCCACGGCGTTTACAAAAACACCCGCTATTACATACGTCCCTAGCGGGGATGCCGCCCTGATAACCCTAAGCACCACTGTAGTAACCTTTGCTGTTGGCACGTTTGTCAGCGGCTTCGTTACCATTGAAGGATACTAACTATGTCACATATCATCAACACCGGCCCTCTCACTCCGATCCAACAGACGGCGGCGAGGTACGCGGCCCAGGCCAACCAGCAATGGCTTCAGTTGGCCCAGTTGTTTGCCAACCTCACCAAATTTATCTACAGCAACCCGGCCGGACCCCAGGCGGCTTTCGACGCCTTCGGTACGTCAGCCAGTGACTTGTTCACGATGGGTGCTGCCTACGCGGCCCTCGTCACTGCGTATACGGGCGTGGCTCCCGTGTCTCCTATTCCAGTCGGGGCCACCGTCGTCCAGAATGCGGATGGCACCGTTACATACACCTACACCGCCCCGGCGACTCCCGCAACCACCTAATCAGGAGATACTATGGCCTCACAAGGCATGCTGAAGGGCGAGACCGTTCGCCTCGCATTGGATACCACTGATGCGTACACGGCGGCTCAGACCGTCAACGTCTATGACTCGAATGGCCTGGCGAGGGCCATCCAATCGTGGGAACGCCTCTGTATCGACAGTATCGACTGTGATGTTGACGCCTCGGCGGAACGGGCTGCGTTGCTCGATCTAGGTTCCGGCACGGCCACAACCAGTGGGCAGTTGCTCGCCAGTTTTGCTTTTGGCGGCGTGGGTGAGTTCCACGTTGACGATGAGGGGATCAACGTGAGCGTCGGCACGACTCCCACGATCAGTGCCCAGGCTGCCGGCGGCATTCACTTCATTGCCAATGCCCGTGTGGTGAATGGCAAGAGCCAGGGGGTTCGTCCCTTTTACAGAGAATTGCTCACGCCAGGCGGTAACGTGGGTGGCCAGTGACCGAAATCCTTTGCTAGACACGAGTTATGAGAGATAAAGAGAAATACACTCAGTATGGTCTGATAGTCGAGGAGTATGATGCCCTGCTCGCCAAACAGGGTGGATGCTGTGCGGTATGTCATAAGCCCGAAACACTCCGGATCAAAGGGCAGCGTGTGGACTTAGCCGTAGACCACGATCATACGACCGGCAAGGTGCGGGGTTTGCTTTGTCACCTTTGTAGCCGGGGGTCAGGTTTTTTTCAGGGTAGTCCTGATCGGTTGCGGGCGATGGCCGCGTACCTGGAGCGACATGGCCAATAGACCCCCACCCACCCGACCGCCCGCGAAGTCCAAGGTTGATACTCTCCGCGAGATCGGCCTGGAAGTGCATTCCCATGATGAGCAGGGCCGGCCGATTTCGAATCAGGAAGCCCTCTACCGCCAGATGTGGAAACTTGCTTTGGGCTACACCGAGAGCGTGCGTGACGAAGGTGGATACGCCCATGAAGTTGTTCACGAGCCGAACCTGACGATCTCCAAGTCGCTGCTGGAACAGATCGCGGGTAAACCAGGTACTGCACAAGTCGAAGAGAAGAAAGGCCCCTCGGCCGCTGAACGGGTCCGGGCCTTGGCAGTCGAACGTGTAAACGCCATCAAGACATGAACTCTTTTGCCTCACAGCCTGATATCAAAGAGCCGGTCCTGGCAGAGTCCTGGACCTGCCCAATCACGGGTATGCGGGTTCCCTTAGACCCAACAAAAAACCTCCTGTGGCGTGCGGACCTCCTGGAGATGGCGGAGAGGGACCCGCTGCTCCAGACTGATCTCTACACCGCTTGCTCCTTATCGCCGGAGTTTTTCGTCCTGGCGTTCTGTTTCACGCTGCGAGTGTTCACCGTCGCGGATGACGGCACACTCCAACAGGCCGTGGAAAAGCATGTGCCGTTCTGTCTGTGGCCCGAGCAAGCCAAACTCTTTGAGCGGCTGATCCAGTGCATTGAAGACGGCGAGGAGAACCTGACTGACAAGAGCCGAGACATGGGAGCAACCTGGCTACACACGACCGCCGCCACCTGGGCTTTCCTGTTCAAGCCGCACACGTCTGGCCTGTTCATCAGTCGTAAGGAAGACGTGATCGATCAGCTTGATGGCATGGTCAACTCATATCCCAACGGCCGGCTCGCGGACCCTGGTACTCTGTTCGGCAAGATTGACTACCTACTTAACCGGCTGCCGGCCTGGTTTCTTCCACTCATGGGCCGGAAGAAGCTGCATCTTGTGAACCACAGTAACGGCTCGCGTATCGATGGCGAGTCGAGCAACGCAGCGGCAGGTAGCTCTGACCGTCGCGATTATATTTTCCTGGATGAAGTCGCCAAGATTCCCGAGGCGGAGTCCATCATCCAATCCACAAAGGCGGTGACAGCATGCCGACTATTCTGTTCAACCCCACTCGGTTCGGGTACGGCGTTCAGCAAGTTACGGCTGAGTGGTATGGTCCCAGTATCGGAACTCATGTGGTGGACGAGCCCGGAGAAAGCGAAAGGGTTGTACGCGGCCCAGGATGCCCTGGGACGATGGAAGATGCGATCCCCATGGTACGATGCACAGTGCCGGGCATCCTCCCCGAAAGAGGTCGCTACTGAAATCGACGCTGACCACATCGGAAGCGGTGAACGGTTCTTCGAGGAAGCGATAATCCTGGAACATCAAAAGTTGCTGGCCCGACCGGCGAGAGCAACTATCACGATTGCCTTTAAGAAAACGATGACTGATGACCTGGTCGTGAAGGCGTTGCGTACTGCTGATGTCACCACCCTCAGCTACAAGAGTGCATCTGGACCATGGAAGACTTGGTGCCCCCTCATCGGTGGCCGACCCGAGCAGGGAAAGACCTACACGGTCGCGGCGGACATCAGCAAGGGTCAGGGTGCCTCAAACAGCGTGTGCGTGATTGGCTGCAATGAAACCCACGAGAAGGTAGCTGAGTATGCCGATGCCAACACTCCACCTTATGAGTTCGCGAAGATCGTCGCCGCGGCTGCCCTTTGGGCCGGGGGGCGAGACAAGAGGCCAATGGTCATTTGGGAGAATAACGGCGACCCTGGCGTTGACTTCCAGCATGTGCTGGTACGGACTTTTAAGTACCCCAACATTTATTTTGATCGTCAATCAGGAACACTACGACAGAGAGTGGGAAAACGGTATGGCTGGCGTAGCAACACGGATAAGAAAGCGGAAGCGTTGGGTCTACTTCGTCGAGCATACGCGACGGGTAAGATCATTGATCGCTCGTCCCAGTCGCTTACGGAGTGCCTGTCTTATATCCATTATGACGGTGGTGGCATTGGTCCGGCGGCTTTGGTCAGTGAGCCGGACGCCGCCCGCAAGGCCCACGGTGACCGAGTCATCGCAACTATGTTGCTGACCTGGGTGTGGGGGAACTCCGGCGGCACAGTACGCCCTGAGAAGTCCACGACTCCCGAGAGATGTTTCGGTCATCGCCTGGAGCAATGGCGGAAGACCCACAAAGAGGCCAAGGATGGTCTACCACGGATCGGGCAAGTTCTGCATATGGATGGGAGCTATGTATGAGTATCCTGGATGACATCAAGCCTCAGAAGTTTCAGCAGACGGTACAGCGTGGAGCCGAACGCTTGGAAAAGTTCCGAGCCGCACGGGTTCACTTCCTGAAGGAGTACGTTGGGGCATGGTACGATTGCTCGTCGGGAACAGTAGGGTCGCGTCCCATTAACCTGATCCACAACGCCATTCGGGTGTTGCTCCCTAATCTCGTGATGAACTTCCCGAAGCACACTATCGAGACGCCGTACCTTGCGGTTCGGCAATACGCAAACTTGTTGGGACTCGCCCTGGACCAGCATGATCGGAAGATCAACATCCGGGACATATACCGTCGCTGCATTGTGGATGCTATGTTCACCCTCGGAATCTGCAAGACAGGACTCGCCCAGTCGGACAGCGTGTACGTCTTCGATGATGAGATGGGCCAGGACACCGTGGACAGCGGGACCGTGTACACCGAAGCCGTGGACTTTGACAACTTCGTAGTCGATCCGTCGAGTCGGGAGCATATGTTCCGGGACGCTACATTCATGGGCGACCGGATCACGCTTCCTCGTCAGATGCTGCTGGACAGCGGGCTCTACAACAACGATCTCATCGAGCGTCTGCCTCGTGCTGGTGGAAAGGTCCAGGAGGGTGCGGCCGAAGACCTAAGCATGAAGAACATCCAGAAGGATGCAAACTATGATCTCCAGGATGAGGTTACGGTCTATGAGATTTTTGTCCCAGCCGCGAACTCCATC